ATACTTTCCTTGCTTATAAGGTAGCATATTTTAATAAAATATATGATTTATGCCAAGTGGTTGGTATGGATTATGATGTGGTATGTGAAGGAGTTACTGCGGATAGTAGAATAGGTAAATCACATACCAAAGTTCCTGGTATAGATAATGATAGGGGATTTGGTGGAACTTGTTTTCCTAAAGATATAAATTCTTTAATTAACCAAATGGAATCCCATAATGTAAATGCTGACATGCTGAAAGAGGTATGGAAGTATAATGAACAAATTAGAACAGTTATTGATTGGCCAGTAACATGAAAGATAAAGTATTAATTACAGGACATCGAGGGTTCATAGGACGCTATGTTTTTGCTGACTGGAGAAGAACTCATGGATACCTAGTAAAGGGTTTAGATCGCCCTGATGATATATCAGATTTTGAACCAGATGATTATCAGATAGTAATTCATTTGGCAGCATGGGCAGACATACGAGAGAGTATGGATAAACCAGAAGAATACTATGAAAATAATGTGGTAAAAGCAAAACCCATATTTGATTGGTGTGCTAAAACTAATACAAGATTATTGTATGCTTCATCAAGTGCTGTTGATGGTAATTATTGGGAGAACCCTTATGCTATGAGTAAATGGGTTAATGAACAGATGGCACCCTCTAACAGTGTTGGAATGAGATTTACGACAGTATATGGTCCTGATAGTCGAGACAATATGTTCTATGGTATGTTGAAGGAGGGAACTGCAAAATATGTTACAAATCATAAGAGAGATTGGATTCATGTCAAAGATGTGTGTCGTGCTATTAGATATCTTGCTGCAAAGAAGAATGTAAATGGCCCAGTCTCAATTGGATATGGTCAATCCATTCCTGTAAAGAAATTAGCAGAAGCGTTTGGTAGAGGTGATTTACCAGTTAAAGAATATACACCTGGTGAAGTTGATGATAATGTTGCAGACATTTCTATTATGTTAAGCACTGGTTGGAGGCCAAGCATTAACATATTAGACACTGTGTAATGCCAACCTATAAGCATTCTTCTGGTAAGAGGTTTCTTTTTGTACATATTCCCAGAACAGCAGGTAGATTTCTGGAAGAGAATTTTAAGGAGAATGAATTTGAATTAGAGCAAGATGATATTTGGAAAAGTATTGATGGAATAGAGGTTGCACATTTTCATAGAGAATTATATGAGAAACATTTAGATGTTGAGGATATTCCTCATATATCCATCATAAGAAATCCTATCAATAGGTTCTTTGGTGCTTCCAGTTGGTTGAAGAGAATGTATGGTGAGGATATACAAGAAGCAATGGAGGATCCTATGATGTTTTCCATGATGCTTGAAAATTTTCCTTTGTCTGAAGCAGTTAATTGGTATAGACCACAAGTGGACTTTATCTCCGATAAGACCCATCTGTGGCGATTTGAGGATGGTTTCAGGGAGGGTTTTGGTGAGTGGATGAGTAATGTTCTTGAAGTTCCTTTTAAGATGGTGGATGTTCCGTATCAGAAACTGTCATATGATGAGTCCAATAAGTTGGAGAGGACTGATAAACTTATAGATAATATACGTACCATCTGCAGGAAGGACATTGAGCAACTCTATCCCGAACTGGCAGCACCACTCCAAGAAGGAGGCTAAACGGAAACTTAAACCACAGGCATTACGTGCTGCAAGAGACAGACGTAGACACCTGATAAAGTGTCTACTGAATCCGTCCAAGAGGCGGATTTCGTCGTATTATGGGTATATACAAGAGGAAACACATGCCAGTAAAGCAAGAAATCAAATCACAACTAGCTAAACTCCTTGCTACTGAAGACCTTGTAGTGGAGCATAAGCAAGTTGAAACAGCACAGTTTAATGTAGAGACTCGTGTATTGATTCTTCCCATCTGGGAGAAGGCAAGCAACACTGTGTATGATATGTTGGTTGGACATGAAGTTGGACATGCATTATATACACCTAATGTGGATCCTCCAAGTGATATTCCTCATCAGTTTGTAAACGTAGTTGAGGATGCAAGAATTGAGAAATTAATTAAACGTAGATATCCTGGCCTTGCCAAAACTTTTTTCAATGCATATAATGAACTTGCAGATGATGACTTCTTTGATATAGAATATGAAGATATTGATACTTTTAATCTTGCTGATCGTGCTAATTTATATTTCAAGATTGGTTCGTTCATTGATATATCTTTTACAACTCGTGAAAAGGAGATTGTCGATTTAATTAGTAAGTGCGAAACTTTTGATGATGTAATAGAAGCATCAAAACTTCTTCATCAGTATTGTAAAGAGCAGCAAGAGACTCAGCAAAAAAATGTAAAGGATCTAGATTCTCATCAAAAAATAGAGATGAAATTAGAACGTCCTGATTTGGGTGAAGATACTAGTGAGTATGAAGATGAAGGAGAAGATAATGAAGAATCTGAGGGTGAGTCTCCACAGTCACCACAAATGGAAGAGAGTGGACAAAAGGTAGAACACGAAACCAATGCAGGTTCAACCTTTGAAGAAGATCTAGAAGTTAAAACTGCAGAGTCTCTTCAGCATAAATTACAAAATTTAGTTAGAAGAGATGGTCTAGAAAATGTATATGTAGAATTACCCAAACTTAATCTTGATAGTATCATCGCTTCTAATGAAGATGTTCATAAAGAGATTGATCAAGACTTTGAAGCACAGCAAGCTGGGTTTGAAGCAAATGGATATCAGTCAAGATTCTATTGGTATGATACTAAAACTAAAAATCTATTTGAACACCCTGATGCAGCTTTTAAACAATTCAAAAAAAATGCACAAAAAGAAGTTAATTACCTAGTTAAAGAGTTTGAGTGTCGTAAGGCAGCATCAAGTTATGCTCGTGCCACCACCAGTCGCACTGGGATTCTTGATACAGCAAAACTTCATACTTACAAATATAACGAAGATCTTTTCAAGAAAGTAACAGTCATTCCTGATGGAAAGAATCATGGATTGGTTTTTGTATTGGATTGGTCTGGATCTATGCAGTATGTTCTAGAGGATACTCTTAAGCAATTATACAATCTTGTTTGGTTTTGTCGTAAAGTTTCTATTCCTTTTGAAGTATACGCTTTCACCAATGAGTGGTGTAGAGGTCAAAAATATGAGGAAATTAAACCACATTATGAAGAGAAGGAAGGTTTACTTTGTGTTTATAGAGGATTTAATTTGATGAATATCCTTACAAGCAAAGTTAATGCTAAAACATTAGACCATCAGATGCTCAATATCTGGAGATTGGCTCAGGTCTTTGGTGGAAATCGTTATGGATATACTTACACTAATCGATTATGTTTATCTGGAACTCCTTTAAATGAAGCATTGATTACACTTAATCAGATTCTTCCTAAATTTCAAAAAGAAAATGGAGTTGAAAAAGTTCAGTGTATTGTGTTGACTGATGGTGAGGCATCACAGATTCCTTATCATAAAGAAGTGGAGCGTCATTGGGAAGATAGTCCTTATTTGGGTACTCGTAATGTTAATCCAGAGTCAGTTTTATTAAGAGATCGTTCTCTTGGAACCACTTATAGATTTGGATATGCTTATCATGAATTTACAAACGCTATCCTGAAGAATCTTCAAGATAGATTTAAGTCAGTAAACTTTATAGGTATTCGTGTTCTTCCAAATAGAGATGCACTAAGATTTGCAAGATTATATTACTCTGAGTATTGTAAGGATTATCAAGTGATTGAAAAAGATTGGAAGAGAAATAAAAGTTTCAATATTAAAAATTCTGCTTATGATGCATACTTTGCTATGTCTTCATCAAATCTTGCAGATGATGCTGAGTTTGAACCTAAGTCAGATTCAAAGGCAGATATTAAAAGAGCGTTTGTCAAATCGCTAAAAGTAAAGAAACTAAATAAAAAAGTTCTTGGGGAATTTATTGAATTGGTAGCATAGTTATGAGTGGAGACAACTTACATGGCAAACAGCCAGATATACGTTATAGTGTCAAAGTACATCACCATGAGGAATGGGAAGAAATGACTTTTGAGGAAAAAATGAGAGTGATGGGAGAAGCCATCAAAAATTGGGAAAAAGATTATCTTCAATCAAATAGATCAAAACTATCTGATAGAGAAATAGAAATTCTTCAAGGATCTGATTTAAAGGCACATGAAGGAATGATTTACGGTAGAATGTATTTTAATTGGAAAAAGGAGGTTTCATGGCAGCACTGATTTGTAATTTACCCGCATACGAAGTATGGGTGAGAAGAGAGTACCTTACTGACCATCAAACTGGTCACGGGGAATATGTAAAAGGAGTTTGGGTGGCTGCAAAAAGCATACCTGGTCGTGCCTTTTATTTTGAAACTTATTTACCAGAATATGGTGCGATGTATGATAAGTTACCTATTAGTGCTTTTACATCATCACCAGAGAAACCAACACCTGATATGGAATTGCACAATTTGCAGTTCTGGAATTGTATGGATTATGGAGTTGTTGCAGTTCAAAAACAATTCATAGGATCAATGCATTTTGAACTTTATACAAGAGATTATGGGACTCAAACAGGAACTTACATATGCACTCTAGATAATTATCATCAAGATGTAGATGCGGTTGATTACTCAACAAGTGAATGTCCACCAGAACACAAGTCACATAATCTAATTGAATTGGATAATGGACAGTTCGCTCTGTATCCTAATAATAGAATGCGTATCTTTGATAATAGTTTGACACCTGAAGAACCAAAAGATCCAGACTTTAAGGTATCAACTGTATATTATCAAGTTGAAAATGGGCATGATAGAGATGGATTAGGTAATGATGAAAACTATTTCTGGAAAACTTCTAAGGAGAGAAAAGATAAATAAGTTTGTAAAGTGTCACAAGCGATGAAGACATTTCAAGAATTTATGGTAGAATGTTCTCAGTTAGAGGAGAGCAGTTTAAGCCGTCTTAAATCAAAACATGATAAAGGAGGAGTGGCAGTCCTCTCAGGAAGTCGTGGTGACAAATCATCTAAAGAAAACAGAGCGAGAGCAAAACAATTAGATAAAGATATTCGTGGTAAATTTGGTAAAGGTGCTACTAAGGTGACTGGTAGATACACTGAAAAAGGTGATGATGGCAAGGAAAGAAAAGTAAAAGAAAGAAGTCATGTTGTGACTTCTGGTAAAATGGGTAAAAGAAAGTTTAAGAAAGCAGTTAAGTCACTAGGTAAGAAGTACGGACAAGATTCGGTTATTACCCAAACTAAAGGTGGTGGTGATGCTACACTTAAAAGAACCAGAAAAGGCGGATTACCCAAGAGAAATATTAAACTTGGGAAAATGAGGCCAGGTCGAACTGGTGAAAATGACACACGTATTAAAGGGAAGACTTACACTTATGAACAAACCTTATGATGATTCCAATTGGAGAGAGGAATATAAATCACATACTAGGAACAAAATGGAACTTGAGTTGCTAGAGAATGGGCCTAAAAGTCTTTCTCAATCATGGCATCTCGGTGCTTTGTATAGTAACTGGAAAAAGATGAAGGGTTATGATAAACTTGATCCTAAAGAAAATGAGGGTCAGCATCAAAGTAGTATGAGAGAGTGGGAAGAGAGTATCAAAAAATACAACCAATAAAATAACTGTCCACTGGGAGGTTTTTTACCTCCCTTTTGCGTATACAATAGATATATTGAAACGCAACACATTATGTTTGAAATTAAAATGACTCGTGAGGAAATCATTAATGGATTAAGATCCAACTATGGTTCAGAATTTACTGCTGCTGATGTAAAAGGATTCTGTGCAATGAATGATATTGCGTATCAAACAGTGACTAAAAAATTAGATCAATTTAAAGTTGGTCGAGGTAAATGGAATTTAGAAGTTACTACTAAGGTGGTGGAAAACATAGAAAAGTCTTTCAATGCTCCTGCTGTTGTTCCAGCAGTTCAGCAAAATCTTGTTCCTGAAAATGACGATACATTCGTTAAGTTTGGGCCATTCACAGACCTTAAAAAGATTCTTCAATCTAAACAGTTCTATCCTACATTCATCACTGGTCTTTCAGGTAATGGTAAAACCTTTGGTGTAGAACAAGCATGTGCTCAATTAAAAAGAGAACTTATTCGTGTAAACATTACTATTGAAACTGATGAAGATGATCTTATCGGTGGCTTTCGCCTTGTGGATGGGTCAACTGTTTGGCATAACGGACCTGTCATTGAAGCGTTGGAACGTGGAGCAGTCTTGTTACTCGACGAGATTGACCTTGCTTCTAACAAAATCCTCTGCCTCCAATCCATACTTGAAGGGAAGGGTGTGTTTCTGAAGAAGATTGGTAGATGGGTTTCTCCTGCTCCTGGCTTTAATGTAGTTGCTACCGCAAATACTAAAGGTAAAGGATCAGATGATGGAAGATTTATAGGAACTAATGTTCTTAATGAAGCATTCCTTGAGAGATTTCCTGTTACTTTTGAACAAGACTATCCATCACCTTCTATTGAGTCTAAGATTCTTCTTAAAGTTGCTTCTAACTTAAAGGTTGATGATACTGATTTCTGTAAGAGATTAGTTGATTGGGGTGATATCATTCGTAAAACTTTCTATGACGGTGGTATTGAAGAGATCATCAGCACTCGTAGATTAGTTCATATCATTCGTGCGTATAGCATCTTCAAGAATAAGGCAAAATCAATTCAAGTTTGTGTAAACAGATTTGATGATGAAACAAAGCAAGCATTCCTTGAATTATATGATAAGGTTGATGCTGATTTTGATTTTACAACTGAAGGTGTAGATTAGTGACTATTTGGCAAGATTATATTAGTGCCTATAGATCAATGTTGCCCATGAAGATAGAAGGTTCATGGGCAAATTGGAAAGGCAAAGGAACCTACTTAAATGCCATCACACATTCACATCCATACTTTATTAAGTCAAGACAAGTGGATATTTCTGATGGTAAAAATGTTGATATCTTTAATTGCATAGCATATCCAAAGACTGGAAGTAACCTTCCTTGTTTTGGTATGGATCTAATGGCATTCAATGAAAAGAAAGTCATTGTTGTTTTTGATTTTCAACATCCTAAAGAGAAGTATCCATATCGTGTAGAGGGATTGCCAGTAGCAACGGAAGACTATCGTTTTTTTGAAAAAGGTAATCACTTCTCTGATAATATCTTTGTAAGATATTGCAAACCAAATGAGGTAAATGAGTATCTTGATATGTTTAAGCTATACTTGACGAAGTATGTGGATATGATAGAATTAGAGAAACCCACTGGTACCGATACCAGTGTATATAAAGACTTTGATGCTTACATGACCAAACTTGATCCAGTAGGAGGTTATCTTGCTGCTAAGTTTGGAAAAGAAAAAGCAGAAAGTTTAGTAAACGATTTTTTATTTGAATATGGTTAACGCATGGTCATTAGCAGCATCCGTATTAGATGGTACATTAGATGAGGATTATCCAATTATGAAAAAAGATGAAATTAAAATAGATACTTCAAAAGATCAAGGGGTTGTAAATGTTCCTTTAGGTGATGTTAATCTTGATCAAGATGTCACTATCAAGACAGATATAGAACATTCTACATCATGGTATGATTACAACCGTAATGATCCTGATAGAGAGAATCCATTTACTGATGCTTTTGATTATATGATGGCAGAGGCTGTGGTTAACGGAACTCCTTATCCCCAATCTTATCTAGCAGATAATGATGATCAAGTAAGTCATCATTTTGCAGATTCATTAACGCTAAATACCGAGGCACCAAAAAAAGAAACTATGACAGACAGTAGGAACAAGTATCACGAAAAGGAGATACTCCAAGATGTAGAAGAGTATGTATCACGTACTTACAATGGTCATTACACAGGTACCAAACACGAGTATCGTAATGTCCAAACGATAGACTTGATGGCATCAAGAGATCTAGCATCAGATTTTTGTCAAGCAAATATACTAAAGTATGGTAGTAGATATGGAAGTAAGGATGGAAGAAATAAAAAAGACTTGCTGAAAGTGATTCATTATGCTATGCTATTACTACATTTTGATGAGCATTATGGAAAACCATCAATGACCTCTGGAAACATTGATTTCAATATGCCTTAATTATGAAACTGAGACCTCACACTATGAAATTATCTGATAAAACACTGAGCCTTCTAAAGAATTTTTCAAACATCAACCAATCAATTCTTTTTAAGAAAGGAAGTTCTTTGAGAACTATTTCTGTTATGAAGAACATTCTTGCAGAAGCAACAATAACAGAAGATATTCCTAAAGATTTTGGTATCTATGATTTGAGTCAGTTTCTAAATGTTAATACTACTCTTTTCAATTCTCCTGAGTTGGATTTTGTTAATGACGGATATGTGGTAATTCGTGAGGGTCGTTCAAGACAAAGATTTTTCTTTGCAGATCCTAATGTTATTATCACTCCACCTGATAAACCAATCACTCTTCCAAGTGAGGATGTTAGTTTTGAGTTGAGTACAGATCAATTAGATAGATTGCTCAAAGCTGCAGCAATTAGTCAACTTCCTGATCTATCTGTTGTTGGTGGTGAGGGTGTAGTAAAGATTCTTGTTCGTGATAAGAAGAACGATACTTCAAATGATTATTCAGTTGTTGTTGGCGAGACTGATAAAGAGTTTTCATTCAACTTCAAGGTAGAAAATATCAAGATTTTACCTGGTACGTATGATGTTGTAGTTTCACAGAAATTACTATCTAGATTTACTAGTAAGAATCATGATTTAACATACTACATTGCACTTGAACCAGACTCTACTTTTGGACAATGAAACTAACACAAGAAGTTATTGATAAGATTCAAGAAGCCATGTTACATACTAAAATGAATGGTGATTTGAATTGGCAAGATGGAGATGAAATAGATGTATGTTTAGCAGGACATTTTGCAGGAGATAAATTTATTACAATAATTAACAGAACACGTAGCAACACAACTAAACGATGATAAGATGGTGGAGGGTATGGAAGTATGCATTGGGTTCGTTCTCTGATGAATCGACCAAGAGGTATGATAATATTGTACTCCTTGTTCGATCTTTCATCTTTCTTACTTATCTCGTTACTAATTGTTTTATCGTTGCGGGGGTAATCCGTCACTGGAATGATCTATGAACATTTTTATTACTGATCCTGATCCAAATGTGTCGGCAAAAGTATTGCCTGATAAACATGTGGTCAAGATGCCTTTAGAGACTTGTCAGATGTTGGCAGTAGTCTTTTCTAAATGGTATTACAATTGGGGTAATGATTTGTTACCTAAGAAAGATGGCACACCTTACAATACGGAGAAAGGTGCTTTTCGTGGACATCCATGTACAATATGGGCAGCAGAAAGTTTTGCTAATACTGCATGGTTGATACAACATGGGTTTGGATTACTTGAAGAGTATGAAAAAAGATATGGTAAAGTGCATTCTTGTCAAACTGCAATGAATGCAGCAGAAAAGGTATTTGAAGAAAGAACAGGAAAAACATTAGATTGTCATACTGAAGCAACACCATTTGCTTTTGCTGGCCCTGATGAGTTTAAACATGATTCGAGTATTGATATTCTAACCAAGTATAAAAGATACATTGCATCTAAACCTTGGGCAGCATCTAATTACTTACGTAATCCATCAAGAAAACCTGATTGGATATAATGAAACACATTCTATTTGATCTAAGTAAATGTTCACCTAAACTTTTAGATGACGAAACTTTTATAAAAGATAGTTTGACAGAAGCATCAAAAGCAGCAAAGTGTGAAATCCTTAAAGTTGAAACACATAAGTTTCAACCACAAGGTGTGACTGGATATGCTTTACTAGCAGAGAGTCATATCAGTATTCACACTTGGCCAGAAAAAGAAATTGCAAAGTGTGACATTTTTACTTGTAGTGCTGATAATGATCCTATGGCAGCAGTAGAATATTTAAAACAACGTTTCCAAACTATCCATCTTAAAAGATGGACTTGCAACAGATCATCATGAAGGAATTTGATTATGACCTCGATTACAAGAGACTTGATTTTACAGACGAGGAGACTCGTAAACTATATCGTATCGGAAGAGGCGAGCAAGGGGTTCTACTGGTTCGCCCTTATACTAACGATATATGCTCTCATTGGAGATTCAAAACTCCCACTGAGGCAATAGTATCTTCTAGATCTAAAAGAGATTTTATAGGTATGGATATGTGTCGTAAGTTCCTTGAGATGGGGTTTACACGGGCAAGAAGATATGCTAATCATAATTCAGGTAAGAAGTATGATAGTGAGGGTAATATTAGAACACAAGAACCTGATCATGCTACTAGCAAGTATGCACAATCTGCTGGCATTTTTAAAAAGATGCGAGACATGGTTACAAAAAGTGATAATTATGTTAACATGAGAAAAGAATGGAGAACAAATGAGTGACTTTATATGGGTTGAAAAATACAGACCCAAAACAATTGAAGAATGTATTCTCCCAGAAAGTATTAAAAAAACTTTTAAGGACTTTCTAAATAGGGGTGAGATACCAAATATGCTTCTTGCAGGGCCACCAGGTGTTGGTAAGACCACTGTAGCAAAAGCATTGTGCAATCAGTTAGGAGTAGACTATTATGTCATCAATGGATCGGATGAGGGAAGATTTCTTGATACGGTCAGGAATAATGCCAAGAACTTCGCATCAACAGTCTCTTTATCGTCTGAGGCAGGTCATAAAGTCATTATCATCGACGAAGCAGACAATACCACTCCCGACGTACAACTCCTTCTTAGAGCGAGTATTGAGGAGTTCACCAACAACTGCAGATTCATTTTTACCTGCAACTACAAAAACAAAATCATCGAGCCCCTCCACAGTCGATGTGCTGTTATCGAATTTGGAATCAAAGGAAAACAAAAAGTAGAGATAGCAGGACTATTTTTTAAAAGACTTCAAAATATACTAGATAGTGAAAAGGTTTCTTATGATGCAAAAGTTCTTGCAGAAATTATCAACAAACATTTTCCAGACTGGAGAAGAGTTCTCAACGAATGTCAAAGGTATTCGGTGGGAGGAAAAATTGACGCTGGCATTCTTGCAACTTTCACTGACATCTCTGTAAATGATCTCCTTAAAAACCTCAAAGAGAAAAACTTTCCAGAAGTACGTAAATGGTGTGTCAATAACTTGGATAATGATTCTGGTGTACTTTTTCGTCGCATTTATGATAGTCTTTACGATGCCTTGGTACCTGGCACCATTCCTGCTGCTGTGCTTATTATTGCTAAGTACCAGTATCAAACTGCCTTCGTAGCTGATCAAGAAATCAATCTACTTGCATGTTTGACTGAAATTATGGTAGAATGTAAATTTAAATGAAGAAGAAAAGAAAACCATTTAAACTTGATTGTTTTGGTTTTCTAGGAATCATTTTACTTATCAGTGGTATCTGCTCTGGTATTGTTGTTTACTATGCATTAATGGAGATTATGAAATGAGTTTATCTACACAGGTAGAAAGTTCTTTAAAAGAAGCACAAACAAATTTGCGTAATGCATTATCATTTGCAGCACGTACTGAATCGCCTTATACAAATAAGCATATTGCAGATATGCTATCAAAAATTCAAGCAATTCTTGATACAGATCAAATCATAGAACAAATAGAGGAAAACAATGATTTACCTTTCTAACTTAATACCACACGGTAATTTACAAGGTGGTGCTGCTTTCGCAGTTTTCATGGGAGTGTTAATGTTGGTTCTTGTAGTCTACGGTATTTACTTGACTTTTGGGCCAGGTAAAGTAGAATTACGAGATACTATTGACGAACATGCTAAGATGCATGAACTAGGCATAGCACATGGTCATGGTGGCAGTAAGGATGCATATGAGATGTCTGGTAAGTTAGCTCACTCACATGATGAAGAAGATGATTGAAAAACAAAAACAAAGAAATCAAGTCAAATCTAAATTCTATTACATATTCTGGGGAACTGCTACCTTTGCTGTAGTTGCAGGACAGATATATGTTGGCACTGGTTATAGATTAATGTCAGGTGCAATGCATAGAATTTTTGATGCAATTGATATTGAAGTTAATAGAGGTTATAATAGAGATAGGTTCTATTAAATCATGATTATAAGTGAGACAGATGCTTTATGGGCCGCTGATGAATTTATCAATTATTTTGAAAGATTTAAAACTATTGAAGATTATATCAGGGTTACTAAAGAAGCAGCAGTCAAAGAAAGAGGCAAGTCCATAGTTTCTTTAAAGGATGAGTTTTTTAATGAAGATGTTCATCCTGAAGATATGGACTTTGAAGTTAGATTTGTTGGAGAAAGATTTCAACAGTCTGTTCCTCAAGCATATTACCATGAATTACTGACAGCAACTTCTTCAGCAATTATTGAGAAGAATATTCCTGGTAGAGAGTTGCGTTGGATAGTATATGAAAAGAATAGTAAGAAGATAATTGGATTTATTAGGTTTGGTTCTCCAACAATTAATTCAAAACCAAGGAATGAATATCTAGGTCAACCAGCAAATCTCTCTATATTCAATCGTCATGCTGCGATGGGATTTGCAATTGTCCCTTCACAACCTTTTGGATATAACTGTCTTGGTGGAAAACTACTTGCTTTAATGTGTGTATCTCATTTCGCAAGAGAACATTTAAATAAAGTATTTGAAAAAGATATTGGATGGTTTGAAACTACTTCACTATATGGATCTACAACATCTGCATCTCAGTATGATGGTTTAAAACCTTTTATAAGATTTAGGGGATTGACTGATAGTAAGTTTCTTCCTCTTCTTCATGATAAAGCATTTCATAAACTACATGATAGATTTACTGTCATCAATAATAATAATCCTGTAACTCCTAGTTATGTTTCATCTAAAAAGATGAAGAGGCAAACTAGAATGATTTCATGGACTAAGAATTCTTTGAAGGAATATGATCAGAATGAAAAACTTGAAAAGTTAAATTCAGTTCTCAAGAATGCATTTGGACTCACTCAAAGAAAGAGATCATATACATCTGATTATGGTTATGGAAATGTTAGAGAAGTTTTACTTGGAGAGCAAGATAAATTAGTTCGTGGGCCTAATTGGGACAAGTTCTACCTTGAGAACATTATTAAATGGTGGAAGAAGAAAGCAAGTAAACGATATGAAAAGTTAAAGCAAGAAGGTAGATATAGAACTGAAGTTGAACTGTGGACTGAAGATGATGATATTCAGATCATACGATGATAGAAAAAATAATATTCATATCAATCATATTTCTTGAAGAGTTTGTGAAAAGAACTTTGATAGGAATTTATTATGTGTGGCAAAAATTTGATTACTGGAACTTTAATAGGAAACTACCAAAATGACTGAACTTAAAGATTGGTTAAACTCTATCAACTTCAATAAAGAAAATTTAATTGAAGATGATCCATCACTCATAAAAGATTATCCTCCATATATTATCAATCGTTGTTTGTCAGGACATCTTGATTGTATTATGTTTGTAAACGAGATGAATAAATATTCTTTCCTTGATAAAGACATGCAATATTCTTTTTATCTAAATACACTTAGGAAAAAGAAGAG